AATAATGAGTGATGAAGAATTAATAGAAGATCTTATTTTAAAGGGTGGCATACAGGCTGCTGGAGTTGACTCTCAAACTGGAGAGTTACTCTATGCATTTACCCCTAAAATTAAAGAACTTATGCCAGAACTATATGAGGACCATATTTCAAGCGTTAATACTGAGGTTATGGGGCTTTGGGAAAAAGGGTATATAAATATTGACTTATTTGAAAAAGATCCAGTAATAACACTATCAGAAAAAGCATTCAATAAAGAAGAGTTAGATAAACTTTCTCCAAAGGATCAATGGTCTTTACATGAAATTAAGCGCATATTGATATCTCCAAGAGAAGAACTCTGATATAATCAGTATATAACTTAGGAGGTTTATTATGCCAGTAGGCGGAGGCGGAAAGCCAGCAGGAGGATATCGTGCAGGGAAAAAGGGTACATATGGATGCGATGGATACCCAACAGTAAGTGCAGATGGAACAGTACATGGATGTCACCCAACAAAGGCTAGAGCAGCAGCACAGGCTCGTGCAATTTGGGCAAGCACTGCTCGTAAATCAATTACCTCAGTAGAAAAGTCAATGGTCACAGAAGGTGACTTTGTAATGTTTATTAATGAAGATGATGAAATTAAAGTTGGTCGTGTTGAGTATGTAATGACAAATCCTGGATTGCTTGGTCTTCAAGGATCAGAGTATTCATTAGAATATGCAGAAGATGATAAACCAGTTATTGTTCGTTTATATGAAGAAGAAGACGGTGCATGGGAAGAAGAAGAATATGTATGTTACCATCGCATGTCAGAAGTTGTTAAAATTGAATCATTATCTGTATCAGTTGACTTAATTGTTGAAATGGGTTCAACAGATTCAGGAATTCCAGAAACAGATTCAGAAACTTTAATGGCAATGTATGATGCACAAATTGGTAAAGCAGCAAAACCTAAATATGAAGATATGATTGACGAAAGATCTGGTGGTAGTGAACCAGAAAATAATAGATTATATACACAAGTTTTACGTGAAGCAAAAGATAAGTTTGATGTATATCCATCAGCAGTAGCAAATGCGTGGGTTGTTCAAGAGTATAAGCGTCGTGGTGGAACATATAAGTCAACTAAACGTGAAAGATCAATGGAAACTCGTGAAAGAATGGCAGCAGCAGGAACGGCAATGCCAGATGGATCATATCCAATTGCTAATAGAGCAGATCTAATGAACGCAATTCAATCTGTTGGTCGTGCAAAAGATTATGAAAAGGCAAAAGCGCATATTGTTCGTCGTGCTAGAGAACTTGGTGCGACAGATATGCTTCCAGAAAGTTGGAACAATATGGCTCGTAAAGGAATGACTGGATGGGGTGGAACGGTTTTTGATTTAAACCCGTTCTCAAAATAATGCCAAAGAAAAAATCAGGAGCATTTAATCCAATACAGATTAAAGATGGTTGGATAGTGCGCCTATATAAAGATGGCAGAATTAAATCAAAAATTGAACCGTATTCTCCAAAAATAAAAAAGGAAAATAGAAATGGCTGATACATACACACCTAATGATGGAATGAAAGCAGCAGCCCGTCGTGCACTTAAATGGAAGGCTGATGGCAAGGCAACAGGTGCTGGAACTCCAGTTGGTTGGGGTAGAGCAACAGACATAGTTGCTGGAAGATCAATGTCTCTTGATACTGTTAAGAGAATGTTTTCATTTTTTTCTCGTCATGAGGTAGATAAAAAAGGAAAAGGCTTTTATGAGGGTCCAGAATTTCCATCTAATGGAAGAATTATGTGGGATGCTTGGGGTGGAGATGCAGGATTTACTTGGAGTCGTGCAATTGTAGAACGAGAAAAGAAAAAGGTAGAAAAAATTTGGCAGGGAACTGCCTTTGATCTAAAAAAATAGGGGGTATAAGTGGAAAATTTAGATAAAAATGAATTAGTTCAACTAATAACATTTTATAAACAAAAATTATCTGATACAGAGTTAGAGTTATTAAAGTTACAACTTGAAATAAATAAACTTAATTCTATGATTTTAAGTTTAACAAAACAACCTGAAAAAAAATCTAAGTAAAAATGGAATATTTATTAATTGTGGGCTTGACATTCATTGTCTCATGGTCTATAATTAAAATATCAAATAAAAAAAGAGGAATTTTTTTATCAAAGATTAGATATAGACAAAGCAATATCTATGAAATGGTTAAAGATGTTATTCCAAAAGAAATGTTTGATAAACCAAAAGTTATAACACAATCTCAAAAACATGTTCAAAAAAATATGTTAAAGGTTGTAATAACTGAAGGTAAGGCATATTGGATACTAGATAATGTGTTTTATACTGCTAATGCCATTAATGGAAGAGTAGACGAAAGCACAGTAAAACCATTAGATATTGAAAATTTGTCAAAAAAAGATTTAACAAAAATGTTATCTATATTAGATGACCTAAGAAAAGGGATGGAGTCAAATGATAGTGGCAGTGCAGGGAACAGCGGAGTTTAACGACTATAACGTTTTTCTTCGTGCCATGAGCGTTGCCTTGTCTGGAATGAAACAAGATGATAAAGAATTTATAATTTACTCTGTTGGTCCAGCAAGAGTTAATAATTTTGTTTCAGAATTTTCTAACTTATCGGAACGTGGCATGAAGGCCAGAGGTAAAAAAATTAAGTTTTATAATACAGCACCTTCTTGGCTTGATACAAATATGGATCAAATAAATTATTTTGCTTTTTTAAGCAAACCAAATGAATCAAAATCTAGACTAGTTTCTAGTGCTGAATCAAAAAATATTGAAGTTGGAATTTTTAGGTATTAGGAGAATATATGATTATTAGAAGTTTAAACACAATGGATAAGATTGTAAATAAAAACAATAATCTTATTTGGGATGGATGGGATGTCATTGATCTTAAAGAATCAGATATGGCAAAAACATCTGTAAACGGTATTAGAATAAAAGATAAGTGGTACTTACATAAAATATACAAACCAGGTCGTAATGGTTGGGATATTCCAAATAAGTATAGGGAGTAATTTTGAAGCAGCATTTATGGAAAGACGAGGCTTCATGTTTAGGTATTGATACAAATTTTTATTTTGAAAAGTACGAAGACGATGTTGAACTTCGTTCTGGAATAGATAAAATATGTATGAATTGTCCAGTTAGAAAAGTATGTTTTGCTAATGGTGTTTCTGGAAAAGAGTGGGGACTTTGGGGTGGAGTATACCTAGAAGGTGGAGAAATTTCTAGAGAGTTTAATAAGCATAAGTCAAAGCAAGACTGGTCAAATATTTGGCAGTCATTGACAATGGAATAATATGTATACAAATGAAATGAAAAGGGCCGTTCATTCAATTAAAGCCCCAAAAAATTTTAGTGTAGAAATTTTAGATAATGATCATTTTCTTACAATAAGGTTAGATGAACGTAAATTTTTGTATATGGTTCATGATGAAAAAATTTCAGCATTGCAGTATGTAGTAAAATTAAAAAAAGCATTAGAAGATAATGGAGCAGTTGTTTTGATTACACGAGAGGCCATAAGATGATTAAAAACACTATAAACTACTTTATTTGTAAAATTAAAAAACATAATCTTGTTGATACTGGATCATGTCCGTTTACTGGAAAAAATTATATGGGGTGCTTAAGATGTGGAGGAACAATAGAAAAATGAAAAAAAGAATAATTTTATTAATTTTAGCATTAATATCAATAACGGTTGCATTTTTTTTATTTTTTGCTTCAAGACTAAGTAGTTTATCTGAACTAGATTTATTTGACATTGAAGACGAAGATTTTTAGTTATTATCAGAATAGAGTACAATAGATAGTATGAAAACTGGTCTTTTGATATTTTTTGCAACTATGTCGCTATCTCTTAGTATTGCATACCTATCTTTATTTGATAAAATAAAAAAATGTAATCTTGCACTTACAAAACTATTCCTTGAAAATGAAGGATTAAAAGAAGTTATTCTTCAAAATAAAGGTATTGATAGTCAATCTGATGATGTAATACATAAAGAAAACTTTATAAAGTTTTTATCTGATTCAAGAGATTGGGCATTTGAATATATTGAAACATCTCAAAAAACAATTAAAGAAGTTTCTGAAGATTTAAAAAAACAAGGATTAATTAGTTATTCAGAAAAACTTATGCTTTTACTTCCAGATAAAGGAAAAAATGAAAACAATTAAATTTATTGCAGAAAATGAGCATTTTTGGAATGTAAAAGAAAAGCCTGTTCCTGCATCACAACTTCTTCCTCAGTGGTGGAAGGATATTAAAAAGTATTCATCAGAAGAGCAAAAGTTTACACTATCTCCAGCAGCAAATGCAACGGTAAAGCAGTGTTTTCCAACATTAGATATGTTAAATGCAGGGTATATAATTAAACTTCCAGCGGATGTATATATCAGTATTGGACAAGATAGTCAGCCAGAAGTTAGATGGAGTGTTTCATACAATGTATTTGACGTGTGGGCACCACATCAAGTATCAAATTTTGAAATTCCAGATGGTTTTTCTAGTAGAGTTTTTAAAAATACACATGGTTGGCGTATAGAAACTCCACCTGGATGGTCATGTTTTTTTTCTCATCCATTTGGATATCAAAACTTACCTTTTAGAAGTCTTCCTGGCATTGTTGATACTGATCTATTAAAAAGTGATATTAACACACCACTTGTATTTAAAAAGGGATGGACTGGAATTCTAGAAAAAGGAACTCCAATGTTTCAAGTTATTCCTTTTGAAAGAAATTCTTGGCAAGCAGAGTATTCATTTCAATCGGCTGAAACAACAAGAATTCAATCAGATATTTTTTTTAGTAAAATAAAAAAAAGATATGGAAAAGACTTTAGAGAAAGCAGAGTTTATAAATAATGAAAGAAATATTTTTTTCTATATTAACAGGTTTTGGGTGCGGTGTCGTGTTCGCAGCATTCAAATTGCCAGTTCCAGCACCACCAGTTTTTGCGGGAGTAGCAGGAATTATTGGTCTATGGATTGGCTTTACAACAATAACACGAATTATATCCTAGGAGGAATAATGAATAATGTACTAAACGATAAAACAAAGGCAA